TATATCCATTAAAAGATAATAAAAAAGAGGAAATAGATTACACACCATTTTCGGAATTGCAGAAAGGAGATAAAGTTAAAATTGTTCAATGGGTAGTAGGAAGTACACCTCAAATTTTAAATCAAACAGGAACATTTCAGGGTGTGGGTGTGAAAAATGGAAAATCTTCTGGTAGACAATATAAAAATATAGATGAAGATTATTATGTAGTAATGTTAGATGAACCTATTTCTGTTTCTTCGAACATACTACAAGATGGAAAATTAAAATATATATTTTTTCCTTATAAAGAGCATCAAGTAAATGATTTTAATCCAAAAGAAAATAATTTAGTAAAAAAGATTCCTTCAAAAACAGATGAAGAAGTGGAATCATTTCAAAAAATCCAAGTAGAAGATATTGATATAACTCAATTACAATCTACTGGAAATTTAGATGAATATTTTGTGGCTTTAGAATCCATAATGAACAAATTCGAATTTACAGGTGGTAAGATGAATCTTCAAAAGACTGCTGGAATGAAAGGCCAAAGAGTTGATCGTGGTAGTCGTGGATCATTAAACAGTAGACGTATGAGTAGTCGAGAGCGTAACAAAAGAGCATTAGGAGCTATAAAGTCAAATATTAAAACTAAAGCAAGAGGAAAATTAGCTACAGCTAATAAGAAAAAAATTATTGGACAAAAATTAAATCCTAACTCTAATACAAGAAATTTTTAATAAATCAGATATAGTTACCCTGAAAATAGACTTATATATCATAAATAATATAAACACACTATAGGGGAATATAATGCTTGGAGTTCCAGTTGGTAAAGTAGGCGATCTTACTGTAGGTCGCATGATGAAACAATTTGTTTGTGAAGAAAAGATTTTATCAGAAGAAGTTAATGGAAGTTATTATGTTGAAGGTATATTCATGCAAGGTGATGTACTGAATAATAATAAAAGAGTATATCCAACAAGTATTTTAGAAAATGCTGTTATTGAATACGATAAAGGTAAAATTCAACCTAAGACCGCTTGGGGGGAACTTGGGCATCCTGATTCGCCAAAAATCAATCTTGATAAAGTTGCTATTTTAATTGAGTCGTTATCTAAACGTGGTAATGATTTTTATGGTCGTGCAAAGGTTTGTCATGAAGATTGTCCAATGGGTAAAATTCTTAGAGGACTTTTAAAAACAGGTGGTCGAGTTGGGGTATCTTCTAGAGGTTTAGGTTCTGCTAATGCATCTAAATACAATGAAGAAGATTGTAATTTAGTAGATGCTTTCAATTTAAGAGCTATAGATGTTGTGGCTGATCCATCTGCACCAGATGCTATGGTTGAAGCAATTCAAGAAGAGAAGCAATATATTTTAGAAGGAAGTTCTGGTTCGATTGTGGAATTGAATGAAGAATCATATAAACTCTTTGAAAACAAAATACGAGTTTAACCAGTTAAGAAAGATAATCAACAAGAAAAGATTTATTCGGCAATTAAAAATTTCTTAAATGATTTACGTTCTAACACTAAATAAAATAGATTGGAATTTTTATGGTAACATTAAGAGATCAATTAGTTGCAATTGTTAAGACTGCTAAAATTATTAAAGAAGATGTTAATTTAGATGAAGATAGAACTCTTGGGGTTATTGATAAGTATTTAAATGAATCAGTTGATAAGAAATGTAAAGAAGTCTTAAATCAATAATACAATTAAATTAACATGTATAGATTTTTTATTCTAAACACAAAGTGGAAGAGAGTATAAATATGTTCGATAAAAACATTCTTACAGAAACACAACGTAAAGAATTAAGTGTCATTATTGATGAATTGGTTGAAGAAAGAGTGGCTTTAAAACAAGATCAATTTGTTAAAAAATATACTAAATTTATTGTTGAAAGTGCTACATCTAAAGTAGTGGAAAAAATGAAAAATGGTTTAATTTTACAAGTTGAAGGTAAAATTAATGATATTCAAACTAAGTCTGAAAAAGCATGTCGTTCAGTTTTAATTGAAGCTGCATCTAAAGTTAAGGATATGAAACAAAAGCACAAATATCTTTTAGAAGAATTTAAAGTATCTGCGCCAAAGTTAGTTAAAGATCTTGCAGAGAAAAAGGCTTTAGAACTGACTGAAGATGCGAGAGGGGCGATTGAAGAAAACAATAGATTAACCGAAGCATTTAAAAATTTCAGTTCAGGTCTTTCTAAAGCCGGATATGTCATTAATGAAGATGTAGATAATGTTATTGAAAAAGAACGAAATGAAAAAAGAATGTTAAGAACTAAATTAATTGAATCAAGACGAAATAATAAAGTTTCCCAACTCACCGAAGGAATGTTACCAGGTCAAAAGAAAAAGGTTATTGAACTTCTTGAAGACTGTGTTACAGAGAAACAAGTTGAAAGTAGATTCTTAAAAGTAAAGGCGAAAGTTCTTTCTGAAGACCGTCATGTTGAAACGCGAGATATTAATGAATTAAAAAAGAAAGAGTTAGAAGCAAATAAAGTAATAAACGAAGAACAAAGTTTTGAACAATTTTTAGGTATGTCAAAAGAATATATAGAAAAAAATATATAAAAATTAAGTAATTGGTTAAGTTTTGTACTAAATAGATTTAGAACGAAATTAAATCTAATTTTCCACACATAAGGAAATGGAGAAAGCAATGAAGAATAAGCAGTTAAACTTCGATTCACTTATCGTTGATCCACGCCAAGAAGTTGTGAAGCGTTGGGGTCGTGAAGGGTTTCTCGAAGGAATTGAGGATGCAGGTACTAGAATAAGTACAGCATTGGTTTTAGAAAATCAATTTAGTTATTTGACCGAAGATGGTGGTACTTCTATTTCAGATGTTTCTGTAATGAAGAAATTAACCATTCCTATGGTTCGCCGTGTGTTCCCAGGTCTGATTGCACATGATCTTGTTGCAGTTCAACCTATGAGTGGTCCAGTTGGACTTGCTTATGCATTGCGCCGTCACCGTTTAAGTCAAAATGGTGGTGTGGAAATTAACGGTGTTAGTTCTGATCCTTCAGATACTAATTATCAAACTCCCGCACAACGTTATGCTAACATTGATGCAGATGTTGATAAGGCACAACCTGATTCAACTTATACTGGTCCGGTTACTGGTTATGCTGGTGAACGTGTTGGTTCTGACAGTAAGCTTTTTGATAGTATTGATGGTGGTGGTGGTCCAACCACTTATGCTGCTCAAGAAATTGGTATTAGCGTTATCTCAAAAGAAATTCGCGCTTGGACTCGTAAACTTCGCGCAAGATTCCCTGTAGAAGTTCAACAAGACCTTAATGCTATGCATAACATTGATATTCGTCGTGAGTTGACGGATGTTATGAGTTATGAGATTACGGCTGAAATTGACCAAGAAGTTCTTGCTGCAATTAAGCATCGTGCTCAAGCAGGTGGTACAATGTCTTGGAACTACACCACAACAGGGGATGGTCGTTGGCAAATTGAAAAGTATCGCACTTTGATGACAATCATCAATAATGCTTCTAATGAAATTGCTGTTGCTAACCGTATTGGTGCTGGTAACTTTATTATTGCATCTCCACGTGTTTGCTCTGTTCTTGAAAGTCTTCCAGAATTTATTCTTTGGACTCAAGACGGAAAACTTAATACTCTTGGAACTCCAGCACCTAATGCTTACGTTGGTACTATTGGTCGCTATAAAGTTTATCGTGATATCTTTGCTTCAGACAACTATTGTGTTGTTGGTTACAAAGGTAACAGTACAAATGATGCAGGTATTATTTATGCTCCATATGTTCCTGTTATGTTTGACGAAGCAAAAGGACCAGAATCATTCCATACTCACCTTGGCGTTATGACTCGCTACGCTATCGTAAGTAACATGTTTGGTTCTGAAAACTACTATCGCTATATTAACGTATCATTCGTTGGTGATGTTCTTGATAGTACAGTTGGAAGTCCTGCAGGTGATCCGTTCAGTGGTTATGAACGTGCTCCTCAAGAAGATGAAACTACTGGAACTTGGGATTCACAAGGTCCTACTGGTCCTTAATCCAAGTTTTAAGGAATTAAATCCTAGAGAGGAAGAGATTAATCTCTTCCTCTTTTTTTAATCATAAATAATATTTATAATACTAAATAAAACAAAGAGTATTATTTAAAAATTAAGGAGAATATATGTGGAATCGCAAAAAATTTCATGGTAACACAGACAAACTAAATATGTTTTTAGAAGCAGTTGAAGATGATGATGAATTAGATGAAGCACTTGTTGATCCATATCAACATATTCTCGATGCAGTTGAAAAAGGATTATCTCCCGATGAAGTTTGGGAAAGTTGTAAATCTGAAAGTCCAGGAGTTTTATTTGCCGCCGCAGATCGATTAATTAAAGCTGGTAAAGTAACACCTGCTCAATTAGGTATGAAAGATGAAGAAACACAAACAGTTAGTGATGCTGCAGAAGATACTAATAAAAAAGTTCAGGATCTTGAAAGCGAAGGAAATGATGAATCAGATGTTACAAATGATGAAGATGTTGAAACAGTAGGAGAGTCATTTGAGATTGGAGACAATCCTGAAGATAAAGAGCAAATGAAAGAAGCTCAATTTTCGCGTAAAGATTATAACGTAGTTGTTGATATTATTACCAATTCAGCAGATGCTATTGTAGATGAATTGGGAGTTAAAGGAAAAGAAAGTGCTATTAAATCTATTTTAGCCAAAGAATTTGCTGATGTTTTTCAAGCTGATAATCCCCGTTTTGATACAGATAGATTTATTAATGCGGTAGGAGAATAATTAATTTAAATTCTAATATCAATTTTATTACCTAATTTTTTTAACAAAAGGAACTTCTGTTTAGGAAGTTCCTTTTGTATTTTAAGAATAGGATTAACTTTATAAATTTTATATAATTTTAAAGTATTAATTAATATATTATTGATTTTCATCATCATTCATCTTTATTTAAATTTTTAATAAATAAACATTAATCGATTTTAACAGCATTAGAATATTCTTCATCTAATTCTATATCAGTTGGTTGCGTATTTTCGGCGTCTAAAAATTCAAAAAAGACCTTTTTATCAAATGCAGTTACATTATACCCTTTGAATTTTAAATACGCGCTAAACATTTTTATTGTGTGCTGATGGTCATTCTGCATAGTGTATCATCCTTTTTATTTCATTACTATGTTCTAAAACTCTTTCCGCGAGAGTAAATCGTAACTTATTGCGTTTTTCTAAATTAACTTCTCTATTAATATCATTAATTGCATGTGATAACAAATCAGAACTTGGTAGATAAATTATGTTTGACATTTAAAAATCTTTCTATTCTTTGGGAATTCTTTAATTTTACATCTCCGCAACTTCTTCTTTCTGAAATACATTGGAGTTTGCCATAATATATTTACAAGATTCTTCTGCCAATTTACAGGCTTTATAAATAAAACGATTACCATTTTTCCCATTTACGGTATTTTTCCATGAATTGATATAAATGAGATTTTGTTCATTCATATAACCATTCACATTGAGTTGCATCGATAAAAACATTGCACCAAGTTCTGCTACCAATTCTTCCATTGCACGTGCTTCAGTATCAAAACTATAATTAGAACAATCTCTTTTGACTCTGGTAGCCGTCCAATGAACCAATTCATGCAATGCTGTATTAATCCATTTATCCAATTCATCATACTGTTGAACGTGTGGAAGTACAATATTATCACTGGATGGTTTATAACAAGCGATATTTGATTTATCATGTTTATAATTTACTTTAAGATCAGAATAGATTTGTAAAACGTCATCACTGGCGATCAGATCTTTATTTAAAATATCTTTGTTAATGTCAGGAAAATCAATTCCTTCAATTTGTTCGACGTTAAACAAACACCATGAAGTAGCCAATGGAATTTCTTTTTCCGTTCCATCGTCTTGTTTAATTTTATTAATTCTCCATGCAATGAGTCGAGTTGCTTTTGTACCCATTTTAAGTTTGCCACCTTCTTGACGAATTTGATTGAATGTGGCATAGCGACAATCGGTGAATTCGGACATAGCGCAAGTCAAAATATTATGTAGGCCGGAATATTTCCTATTTGAAAAAGCGTTACGATAAGTTGTATCCATATCTCGCCATGGTTTTACCCATGGAAATTTTTCATCAGACATATTATTCAAAGCATTAACAACACTGTCAGTAAATTGTTTCATAGACTTACTCATTATTTCTCCTAATTTTATTGGCATCGATATGCTAAAGTAGGAACAAAACCAAAAAGTTTTTCAAGATATTGATTAGTAATTACTCGTTTGGTGCCATTATAATTAAAAACTCGGCCACCAAAACGAAAAGAAATATTTCTTTCTTGACGATCATAACCCGCCCAAAGTTTTTTTAAATTATTTATTTTAAATGACGAATCACTGAATAAACATTGTGTAATACTTAATGCGTGTGAATGATCCTTAAAAAGATAAAATCGTTGACTTCCAACATTTAATATAATTGCTGTATTTTTAGTAAAAGTAATTTGACTTTTTACAAATCTAAAAAATTCGGTATTGATACCACATTTCATTATGCATTTTATCGTTTCACTCATAACGTTTTCTCTAATCCATTAAAAGAAAAATTCAAACCCAACGTATTCCATTATTATATTTTTCAATCATGTTATCAATTTCTTCTTGAGTTTTATTGTAATATTTTAAAACTTGATCATTTGCACAAAAAATCATTTTACCATCTTTTAATTTAGCAAATATACCCGCGAGTTGACGATATAAAGAATTTAATTCAACATTAGAATTTACTTCCCACACATACGGTTCTATTTCTTGTTTATGAGAAGATTTAAGAGTTTTCTGATGATTTTTAGGATTTTCTGGAATGGTGTTAATAAAAGATCCACCTTTATACCATTCACCATTGGCTCCTAATTCTCCACCTTTTTTTGCTTGTTTTTTAGTTGGCATTATTTTCATCTCCATCATTCCTTATATTTATATTATACATCATAATCAAAGTTTGTCAAATTATTTTTTCAATTTTTAAAAAAAATATAACCTCCAAATCAATAAGAGGTTATAAGATAATTTTTTAGTTTATATCTTCATAACCATCTGATGTGTGTTTTACCTTTACTCCATACAGACCATCTTTTCTACAATTAGTAATTCTATAATGATTTTCTAGACCAACATTTAAATCATTTTTAGTTATTATATCACCAACAACCAATTTATTATACAAATTAGAACTTTTTTCAATGACCAAAACGTTAGTTTTCATTTTAATCTCTCCTAAAAATGTATTATTCTTATCTTCATTCCTTATATTTATATTATACATCATAATCAAAGTTTGTCAAATTATTTTTTCAATTTTTAAAAAAAAATATAACCTCCAAATCAATAAGAGGTTATAAGATAATTTTTTATTTTTATTTAAGAACCTTGCAACATTTTCACAGAGGCAAGATATCCTTCACCCACTTCTGCATTTTTATCATTTTTAATACCAAGTTCAATTTCAATCATAGTCATGGCTCGGAGATATACACGATGTCCTGCTGGAGCGTCTTTGGCGGCTAAAGCCACTTGACCTAATGCAGCTACACGTTCCCATTTCGTTTCATACATATGTTTCATCTTTTCTACATCTGTTTTTAATTCGTCCATGTTATTTTCTCCTTAATAAAATTTTAAAATTTCCTTATCGATAAAACTTCTATCCAACTTATTTAAAGATTTTCCTTTAATTCGCAGATCATCAACTTTCTTTAAATCATCAAAAACCATAGATTCAATTTCTTTCCATGTATATTTACCTTTTTTAACATCTAATAATTTCTTAGCAGAATGTAATGGATATTGAATCATTCCATCCTTGAGAAGCATGATCATTTCATCTACAACTCGCAAAACATGTGATAATGATTTAAAGTCACGTAATTCACAAGTTAAATTAAGTTTTTCCATATGAGAATATTTTTTCATATTGCCTTTTGCATAACCTACATGTGCATTACAATCATTAGTTGTATATAATTTATTATGATTTTCAAAAATGTTTTTCATTCTACTATCCATATAAAAAATCATTTCAGGATAAGTAAAACTGTAAAGAAGATTCAATGAATTAGTTTCACCTTTATTAACTAAAGTCATCCAATATTGTAAACTCCAAAGTTGCACATCAATATCATCTTTATTATTTTTACTCTCTGATTCTCCGGTGGAGAATGTAAAATGTTTACAAACTTTACCTAAAAGACAATCTTGTTTATTAGGTAGAAAAATACCTTTAAAATCTGTATCTGAATTTTCAGTTGAAGTTCCATATAAATGAGAACCATATTTTGTTAAATAAAGAAGTTTATGATTTGCTTTTTCGACATTTGCAATCATATTATCTAGAGTTTCTTTTGAGTTTTCCCACGTTTTAAGTTCCATTTTTCATTCCTTATATTTGATGAATTAATTTTTTAACCATTCTTGAAGTATCTTGAAAAGTAATATTAAATTCTTTTTCAATTATTACTTCTCGAACCTGATGAATAATATGACCAATTTGAGAACCTTGAATATCAATACCTATCTTCTGAGCAATATTGATTACCATATTACCATTAATGAGAGATTTGATACGGGATTCAAATTCTTTCTGTTCACCAAAAGTTTTAAAAATTTCTTCTATTCTTGCCATTTTATTCTTAAAATCATTCTCGTTAAAAAGATGTAATCTTGCTTCATCATCAGCACGAGTAACTTCTTTAAGAATATTGAAATTAGGATTTTGACGAATTTGAATAATTTTACTTTTTTTCATTTCATTAAATTTATGTGCAATCATATGATTTTGAATTGCAAAACCCATAGATTCAATCTGATGATTAGAAAATTTAAATCTCTTACCAATATCCATAAACATTTCAAAACTTTTTTGAGCGTGACCTTTATAACAAACATGACCATCCTCAAAAGTTTGTGTAACCATTTTACCAACATCATGAAAAAGAATTGCAATATTTGTCAAAGGATTATTACTATGACTCACATTAAGAGCAGACATAGTATGTTCATACAAACCACCTTCTGGATGAAATTTAGGATTATGACAAAATCCACGATACTGATTAATTTCAGGAAGAAAGATATCTAACACACCAACAGCAATAAGAATTCTTAAAAACTTAACCAGTGCTTTACCATTAACCGCAACCTTCATAAATTCATCACGAATTCGTTCAACACTTAAATTTTTAACCAGTTCTCGTTTTTGCCGCATAGCAATAATTGTATCTGAATCAATTTCAAAATTATATTTTGCAGCAAATCTTGCAGCACGAATTATTCTCAAAGCATCTTCTTCAAACCGTTTACTTGGAATACCAATTCCTTTAACAATTTGATTTTGAATATCTTTAACTCCACCATGATAATCTATAATATCACCATCAACATCAATACCTAATGAGTTAATAGTAAAATCGCGTCTGGAAGTATCTATTGCAAAATCATTAATTTGTTTCACTTTGGCAGGATGACGATTATCATTACTACCAAACTCTTCACGAAAATGGGCTACTTCAAATTCATAACCTTCAAAGAATACTATCACAATACCAAAATCTTTGCTTTTACCAATATCCACAGTCTTATAAGATTCAATAAGTTTTTCAATATCAACATTGGTTGCAATATCCACATCGTGAGGCTGATTACCCATTATGAGATCTCGTACACATCCACCAACAATATAAGTTTGTGTATTTGGAAATGTTTGATGTATACTTATAACAAGATTACGGCCTGCTTTAAGTAAACTATTATTTAAAAGTTTATTCATCACATTCATAAATTGATTTCCTTTTTTGTTTTATTATTCTTATATTCATATTATACGTTATAAAGAGATTAATGCAAGTTCTTTTTTTTTAATAAAAATCCTTGACTTATTAACATTTATAACTATAATAGAACTAAATACATATATATAAGGAGAATCAAATGTCCAAAAAAAATAAAGAAGATTTAGATATATTTTTAGAAGGTATGGAAAAATCCGAACCTACTTCTGTAAATAAAGAAATGTCCGAAGATACAAACACACTTCCTTTTAAAGAAGAATTTTCTGAACTTCTTCAATCGTTATCATCAGTTATTACAACTGCCAATAAATATCTTAATGAAAATCCTAATGTAGATAGAGACGATTTAATTGAAGAATGGACAGATTTAATGTTTAATGAAACAGAACATATTAAAGTATCACCCGTTAAAGGAAGTCCTGAACCATTAGATGGTTTAATAAGATTAAAAGATTTTGTTCAAATGATAACACATGCTGCTGATATTTTAACGTAGAAATATAATATTATTTTGTGGGGGTGAATTGGTATCGACTGGATATTAAGCAAGAAACTAGAACGTGGTAGTTCAATGCGGATAAATGCTCATCGAAAACACCGCAAGTTTCCCAAGTAATTTTACAGGACTGCGGATCATTCCCGCACACCTCCACCATTTTTTAAAAGGAGATTAATATGATTGCCATTTCAAGAAATACTTCTGATAGGGACATGATGGATTCTGATTTAGTAATAAAAAATGGAATGGTTTTAAAATATCGTCAAGGGAAACAAACCAGAGTATTTGAACCTGAAATTATAGATACTCCCAATGAAATTGTAATTAGAATTAAAAAAGATTTTACTAAACTTTAAAATTAAAAATATTATAATAGTAATAAAGAACTTCATAACCTAGATGCGTTGATGCAAACGGTGAGAAGAAGAAATGTAATCTTCAGAGATATTCTTATCTCGATCTCTCCTATTGTATTTACACATCCCTTACAAGGAGAGAGTATATGGAACAAACTCAAGACAAATATGATGTAGGTGTCATTGTAGGCAGGTTTCAAGTACCTGATTTACATGAAGGGCATCGTCAATTAATTGACGGTGTGATGAATAATCATCAAAAGACAATTATTTTTTTAGGACTATCACCGTGTAAATCTACTCGAAATAATCCATTAGATTTTGAAGCAAGAAAAAATATGATACTTGCTGAATATCCTAACGTGATTGTTTTGTACATTGATGATTCTCCAAGTGATAAGATGTGGAGTAAAAGATTAGATCATCAAATTAACAATATTGTTTCTCCAACATCAAGTGTTTTGCTATACGGTGGGCGAGATTCGTTTATTAAACATTATCAAGGTAAGTTTAATACATTTGAATTGGAACAAAAAGTTTATGTTTCTGGAACTGAAATTAGAAAAGAAGTTAATGCGTCTGCAAAATCTTCCAGAGACTTTCGTTTAGGTGCTATAGTTACAGTGTATAATCAATATCCAAAAGTATTTCCTACAGTAGATGTGGCAATATGGAATGAAGACTATACCGAATTACTTATGGCACGAAAAGAGGATGAAATAAAATTACGGTTTATAGGAGGGTTTGCAGAAAAAAATGGTTGTTACGAAGATGATGTAAAACGAGAAGTTGCAGAAGAAGCAAAAATTGAAATTGGAGATGTGCAATATATTTGTAGTGCTGCAATTGATGATTGGCGATATCGGGGAGAATTAGATGGAATTAAAACTATATTTTTTGATTCCAAATATGTTTGCGGTAGACCAACACCATCAGATGATATTGTGGAACTCCAATGGATAAAGAATAAAGATGTAGAAAAGAAAATTATTGACACACATAAAAATTTATTTTTAAAATTGTTGGCGAAATATCCCGAACGTTTTTAGATTAGATGCATAGATGCATAAGGAGAAAAAAATGGATATTAATATTATTGAAGCAGTAGACAGTTACAAGTTGGGTCATCACAATCAATATCAAGATGGTACAGAAGTTGTTTACAGTTATTTGGAATCGCGTAAAGGAGCCAAATTTGATGAAACTGTTTTCTTTGGATTACAAGCTATTATTGAAAAATATCTTTTAGGTGTAGTTGTAACCCAAGAACAAATTGATCAAATGGAATTTGTCACAACTAAACATTTTGGAAATGATCAAATTTTTAATAAAGCAGGTTGGGAATATATTGTTAATGAATGTGGTGGAAAATTACCTATTCGTATTTGTGCTG